CCTATATCTACTACCTCGCAGACATCACCAGTACAAGCCATTGTTTGACTTGACGTAGTAGTGTCCTCTTTTTCATACTCGCTGAGTCTAGACCAGTCAATAGTTTTTGGCATAGTAGTTAAAATATTTTTGTATTCTTCTTTGTCTATCTCCTGATATGGAGCTTGTTGATAAGTGTGTTCGTTGTAGGGTAAGAAAGATACACCACTCATTTCATCGAAGTGTTCGTACACAAATGTTCCAACTTCAAACCATTCATCTTTCTTGACGTTGATTGTCACACTAGGTTTGTGTTCTGACCAGTGCCTCTGATACATCAACCACATTTTAAGTTGATCAACAGCAGACAAGTCAGATGTAACTACAGCCTTGTTAGGAGCCTTTACAGGAAAAGAGAACACAGTTGTTTGGTCTGGTTTAAATACATCAGGCTCACTAGGAATACCCTGATCCTTCATGAAGGTGGTAAGAGGATCTTTGTTATCTCCTCTAACGGTTCTAACATAATAAGGTGAATGACGTGCATGGATTCCAGAGGCAGAGTCAACCAACTGTGAGACTGTACCTGATGGCTTGACACAAGTAATAGCTGCCGACTGTGGAATACCAAGGCGATCAGACCACTCAGCATTAGTAACAACAGCAACGTTACGTAAGTTCTCAAGGGTTTTCTCCAGTCCTTTATTCTTTGTAGTCATAAGAGGGTTATCCATTATACCAGTTAGACTTACACCTAAGAGTCTTTCTTCTTCTGTGTTTGTTGTCCAGACTTTTCTGAGGTATGGAAATTTTGTGTACGTGCTTTGGATCGTCCCAAGTATTGTGGCGAGTCTGACTTTTCTAGCCAGGTCATCCACCGTATCCGTGGCTCGTACCACAACTTCCGTAAGATTGCAGAACTGATACGGTCTAAGAATAATCTCACTACAAGGATTAGTTCCGAAGTCAAAGTCAGAATCACGTCTGCCATTCTTTGCAGCTTGTCTCTTAGACGCCTCACGATTAAATATACCACGTTCACCACTCCCTGATTCTACTAGTGCCATCCACTCACGCATGAAGGACAGACTGTCTGGTTTCTCTGTGTATGCTACACTGTTATTAGCCAAGGCACGTTGGGGTTCGTTGTCCCACCAGTTACCTGATTTAGCATGACGCATACGATCATCTGATAGATTAGATAGAGAGATCATAGCAGACCTACGTACTCCACCTACAACTACTATCTCTCCTATCTTACACATTAGATCGTGACACTCTATTGAGGATAGCTTACGGCCTTCTGCTTCCCTGAACATCTTAACTGTAAAGTTAAATAGGTCTACAAGAGGAGCAGGACCAGAGGCTCTACCACCGAATGTCTTTAACCTTGCACCTGCAGGTCTTACCCTGCTTACATCCCATAGTGGAATCTCACCTGCCCATAGGAGCACTAGTAATTGTCTGAACGCTTTAGCCCACCCCTCCTTGCTGTCCTTTACCACAATGGTAGTATCACTCTCGAAGAGTTTAGGAATTTCGGGAAGCTTGCTAATGAACTGTCTCTCGACACTGAAGCCAACACCAGTACCACAGAGGAGGATAAACATAGCCTCATCGAAGGACTTTGGGTCATCTACAGGTAAGTAACTACAGTTGTATCCTGCAGTGTTGTCTCTGTCTAAAGCTATACCTGCTGTCATCATAGCTCTCATGCTAGGCATGATCTCTAAGTTAAGTATAGCAAACATTATTTCATCTTTAGTATCTGTATCTACTTTGTCGCCTATAACATTATCTATGTAACGATCTACTGTTTCAGGCCAGGCTTCTCTGCCCTTGCCATCAAAGTATTTAGCGTACCTTGATGTGTGAATAAATGCTTGGTAGTCTGTTGGTAAGTAGTTGTTCATCTGTTGTCTCCTGATCCTTTTAGTGTTCCTCTTTTTTCCCTATCATCTAACTTAGCTACATTCTTTTCCATGACAATAGCTAAATTCTCTCCAAAATAGTTAGCTAGTGCAGTTACATAAAATAAAACGTCACCCAGTTCCTTAACTATTTCTTCTGAAGAAACCTTGTTTTTATCCCTGATTTTTTTCTTTATCTTTTCTGCTACTTCTCCTGCTTCTCCTATAAGACCAAGTGTGTTCTCTACAAGTCTATCATCACCTGATGTTATAATTTTCTTTTCAACCCAGTCTGTGTAGTCTGCAAGAACTGTACTATTCTCTGGTTTATTTAAATCAAATTGATCAAAGTATCCCATGTCTTCTAAGTCTTTACCTGTAATCATTTCTTTTCCTTTACTTCTATTTCAATCATTTCAACATCATCTATATCGTAGATGGTATCTGATACAACTTGTTCAAGTCCTATAGCAGCACCATTCTTATCTGAGGCTATAAAGTTAGCGTCAGGATCTAGCTTTAATAGCATTGTTATTTCAAACAACACAGGAACCTCCAAGTTATAATAATATATTTAATTCCGTCAAGATTATTCTTCAAGCCAGTCATCAGGAATTAACTTATCAGCATATTTAAATCCATGACGTTTACACCAGTCAGCATAACAAGACTTAGCACCCTTGTACAACTTGATCCTACTGTTCTGAAATACAAACCTCAAGTCTAACTTAGGATATTGTTTTCGTATCTCTACATGTTTGCGTCTGTCGGTAGATACAAAACGTCCTTTGGTTTCTATAACAATACCATTCTCTAGAATAAAGTCAGGTGTGTAGTGTCGAGTCCTAACATCTAACCACTCTATACGTTCTTTCTCGTAGGTAAAGTTGATACCTTTTTCTTTTAGATACTTAGCAGTATCATCCTCAAAACCAGAACGATACCCTGCCTTGAGTGCTGCTGCACTAAATCTTTTCTTGTTCTTTTTCATGTATCTCAAAGTGACAGTTAGAACAAACTAAAACACAGTTACGTATTTCTTCTTTTAAAGACTTACGAGAGTATCCAAACATATTACTTATTCCATTAACCTTGGGGCCAATATGATGAAAGTGTAAACCCATCAAAGATTTTTTGTAGCCGCACACAGAACATCCATAAATTCTTTTAACTCTTTTAACAAATTGTCTGTTTGAATCAGAGTTTCTTTTCTTTTGACTAGCCTTGTCAGCTAATTGTTTTCTCCAAGACTCTTTACTAGACCAGTGTTCATAAACCCTGGACTCTTCTCCAGTATCTTTATTTATCCGCACATAATAGTGTTTAAAAACAAAACCATCTTCTCTTACATCTCTTTGTCTAAAAGGTAAGTTAAGAGACTCTACTTCAGAAAGCCTAAGAACTCTCATAGTTCTGTTACGTTTCTTGTAGGACATAAAGTTTATTATAACCACTCAGGTTTTTCAATAACAGTGTAGTCACCCCAACCTGTACTGTAATCAGAATCCTTTTCTGCTTTTGCAATAACAGCTAAAGTTTTATGTAGTTGCTTCATACCCCAGTGCATAACTTCTGGACTCATCACATGTACGTGTGAAAGAAATGGTGCAGTTTTTTCACAGGCAATAAAAGAAAAATTATCTACATCATAACCTGCAAGTTTACATGTGTAAACATAATGAGCACCTTGTAAAAGGTATCCATACTTCAAGCACTCTTTTAAGAAACCTTTTGGACTAGCATCTTGTGTTGTCTTTACATCGTAGACTGTACCTTCTTTTTCTATCAGCAAGTCTGGTCTAGTTTTTAAAGTTAATCCTGAGATAGGATCTTCTGCAAAGATACTGATCTCGTTTAATCTATCAGGGTGATTTAAGTACGATGCACATAAAGGATTGTTTAGAGCACCCCTGGTTATACAGTTAGCTACGTTAAACTCTACCTCAGTGAGCAGGATCTGATCCTCCCCAAGGTTGGCTTGCATCTCTTTAAATATTGCACTGGATTTAGTCTTTGGTCCTTTGACTACCAGGTTACGTTCTTTCTCTAACAAGTTGGCATGTACTGCACTACCCATAGCAAAGGCTGCATTATTAGAGTTACGCTTCTCACCCTTCCAATGTGCTAGTGATTTCTTATATACAGCTTTAACTGCACTGGAAGATATACCATCTCTAGAGTGATACTCTTCGTTAGACATATCTGTTATGATTTCTTTTTTGTAGTCCATGTATCTCTCTCTATTATAAAGTAGCCCCCACCTAAAAATGAACAAAAAAGATGGGGGCTGATTCTTCTAGGGTAAAAGGAACAAAACCTAGAAGGGTACTGAGTCCTGTGGTTCCTGGGAGGAGGAAGACTTACCACCAGAACTCTTGGAATGATCCTGAAACATTGAAGAAGGGGTTTGAGAGGAACCACCTTCAGATTCGTAGACCACATGATCAAGGACTTGAAGCCCCATGAGTCGTGTACCTACAAGACCTTTCTTTGTACGATACACCTCAACCTTTACGATGCCTTTACTTCCGTTACCGATAAGACCTTTATCCTCTAGATCCCAAGCCTTACCTGCAATGTCAGCTACGACAGGTTCACCACCCATCCAATCTTCAGCACCAGTATGAGGACGAGATACAGTGAGCCTATGCCCATCATCTACTTCCTCTATTTTCTTTTGACATCCTGCTTTCTTTAAAGCATCTGCTGTCTTCTTATCAGTGGTTACTGTAACCTTATACTCTCCGTTAGTATCCACGTTCCATTCGGCTTGATCTCTATTGGACTCAAATACTTTTGCCCATTCGATTGTACCCTTAATATCTATTTGTGTTGATGGCATACTGCCCTCCTTTTCTTTTACTGTTGTTACATCTAATATTTTTTACTTTAGTTGTCAATGGGTCTCAGCCCAATTTTTTCCTATGTCATATGATCCAGGTGTAGGTATTTTAAAACCTAGTTCTTCCCCAGTTTCTAACATGCAGTCTGCTTGTATTTGTCCTAACCTTTTAGCTTCCTCCTCTGTCCCTGTTACTTCTACTTGGTATTCATCATGGATGAACCCAACCATTTTAAACCTTATCCCTTCCTGTCTAGCTTTGTCGTGCCACTTGAGTAGACTGTGCTTCATCAAGCAAGCCTCACCATTTTGTAGTATACCTGCCAGTGTTTTGTGTGCGTTGGGTACTGGAACTCTACGTCCATCATACCCAGTAAAGTATCCCTGCTCTGCTATGTAAGGCACGAGTTGGTTCTTTAGATTATATAAACCATCAATACTCATCTCGAAACGAGTACGTGCCTCCTGTGCTTCCTTCATGTTGACCTTAAGTATCTGACCAGTCTTTGCTACACCTGCACCCAATAACCAAGCATAAATAAAAGTCTTAGCCATATCCCTCGTACCATTTGGTACGTCCAAAGCTTTCT